TTCATCATTATCTAAAACCATTGGATACATGTATCCTCTTGTGGACATGGTTTTTGTATCTTTAATACTTCCTGTTTTTATTCCTTCAAATAATTTACCCCATTGCATAATCTTCATAGGATAAGGAATTGATATTATATCTTTATCTGCTTCAATCATTTTAAAAATACCATCTGATTCAAAATCAATGTCAGAGTCAATAAACAACATATGGGTCATGTTAGTTTCTAAAAAAGAATTAACACAAAGGTTTCTTCCCTGAGTAACTAAAGAAGATTTTGTAAATTGAAACTGAACAGATACTTTTCTTTTTACACAAGCTTTTTGAAATTCTAATAATGCTTGAGCAAAGTGAATGGACACATCTGAGTGAACTGGCGTAGCAACGTAAATACTATAAGGTGCTGCTTCTACTTCTAACTGAGGTTTTTGTTTTATCCAAATAGGTTTACTTGGATCTTGCATGTAAAGCTCCGTTTAAAAATCCAGTCCATTGTTGTGCAATTTTATTCCAATATAAAAATGTTTTACAAACTTAACTTGCATCGCAAGATGATTTTGTATGTGGTCTTCGTGTAGATGTTCTGCAGCAGCTTTAATTGTCATTGCAAATTGTTCAGCAAGCTTGTCATAATCTTTCTCATAAGGAATATAAATAGGAAATTCAGAACAAGTTTCAAACAACGCTCCAAGATCAGTGGTAATACAATATAGGCCCGCAGCCATAGACTCTATAGCAGATATACAAAATGTTTCTTCCCAAATACTTGGAAAAGCCCACATATGATATTTGTGTAAGTTTTCTAAAATGTATTCATGCGGTTTATAACCAATGTAATTTACATTTGGTAATTGTCTTGCTTGTTCATATAAACCCTCATAATTTTTTTCATTTTCGTTTTTGAATTGATCACCATAAACTTGACAGCTAGAATATACATCTAAGGATATTAAACTGCCTTTAATATATTGCATTGCTGCAAGTAGTACATTTAATCCTCTCCAAGGAGTAGAGTGATATATTAATCGTATAGGCTCACCCTTATTATACTGTAAAGATCTAGTTGGAAAATCTTCAATACCATTTTTAATTACTGTGCATCTTTCTGTTGGAATATCAAAATACATTCTATACTTTTCATAATTCCAATGACTATTAAAAACATACCAGTCATACTTTTTGTGATTAGATTTATCTTCAAACCACGGATGAATATTCGGCTGATCATAACTATTTTTTTGCCATAATATATTTATTTTATTAGGGTCAATAGGTATCTTTCCTGGTATAGAAGTGCAAATTTGAAAGTTAGATAATAATTTAGGATCTACAAATTTATTTAGATACTCATGTTGTATTTCTGTTCCTCCTCTTGGTTGCATTATAAAAAACCTCTCATTTGGAACTTAAATCAAAAAACAATGATGCTGGTTTTACAACAACATCTGTTACTACGTGTTCTTTTTTTGTAGCTGTTGTAGAATTATTTATATCCTGATCAGCTTCCTCTTTAGATGAATAAACCTGTCCAGTTAATTTGTTTCTGTAAGTAGTTATAGTTTCACAATCTACAACTGGTATTTTTTTACCATTTATTATTTGAAACTTTTCTGACATTTTTTTTACCAAGGCTATATCCTAAACTAAAAGCCATAGCAATAAAAAATATTACCAAAAGAGTATGCCAAATATAAAACATTATTTACCTCCCTGTCCTTTGTATTTTTTAAAATGTTTACTCTTATTTAATTTTTTCGTGTGTCTCCCGGGTCTTTTTCTATTAGTCCGTTTTATAAACGTACCAGAACCTGTTTGAATTTTTCTAGCCATTCTGATTTTTTCTATTAATTAAAGCATATGAAATTTGTCCAGAAATTTTATTTGCTGTGTTTGCTTGAAACTTTAAAGAGTCTCCCTCCTCTAAAACTAACACATTACGAACTGCCGTGTCATTACTATTTGCAGCTAAGTTAGTGTGATAGAATTTAAAATCAGTAGACGTAGAGGAGTCTCTAAAAAAATAATCTAATTGAACAGATGCACTATTATCATTTGCAATTGAAACTTCTCTTACAATCGCAACTGATGATGTATTAATTGTTAAGGTTGTAGTTAAATTTGTAGTTGTTAAATCATATCCTTGAACTTTAAACGATATGGTCACGATTTACCTCCAATAAACCAACTAAACGTTTGTAAATCCTCAACAGACTCATTTAAAAAAGATGTGTTAAGTTGTTCTTTTATTAGATTAAGAGCAGATAAAATTTGTCTTTGATTCTCCACATTATATGTGTCGCTAGGCTCTGGTATGTAAACATCAATCTTTGCCATTATCTTCTTCCATCTGGTTGAACATCTACTCTAAAAATACCATATTGCCAATTTTCATCAACCGCATCATTTTCAATTTTTATGCTAGCAAGTCTGGCCCTGCCTCTTGTATCAACCTTATCGGTGCTTGATGTTACACTAAAAGGCCCTATAGTTGTCTGACCTTTTGCAGTTGTTGTATCTGCGGGATAACTTCTTAGAATTAACGTTACTTTTGCTGTTCCTTCAATATTTTTAAAATCAGGTATAAATCTTCTTACTGATAAAAAATACTCACCATCACCATCAACATCTAAATCAAAATCACCAGATCTTATAAATGCAGCAATGGCAGTTTTAACTCCAGTGGCACTCACTTCGTTCACTCCTATCTCGTGCGCATAATAAATAGATCCGCCAGTAGATACACCATTGACCACAGGAAAACTTGGGGTTATGGCAGTGTCAAATTTTGTTGCATAAGGATTTGCGTAGACGCTAGCATCTAGGTAAGAACTTCGTGCAAGACTCCCCGTGGTCCAAACTTTATCCCCATAATTATAAGCAACTAATCTGTCTACTTGATCAGACCCATCTTTTGCGTAAAACCAAAATACCTCTTGGTATAAAGAATTGTGTGAAGCATAGGTCAGTTCATTAGCGTTAAAATTAAAACCTAAATTATCAGTTGTAGTTTTAAAAACAAAGTCTTCAACTAAACTAGGCATAGACGTTACTGTACCATCATATTGAAAAAATCCTCCAGCGTCCCCTATCCAATAGACTTTACCTTCCGCAAACGTTAAAGCATGCTGCCCAACACAACCGCAGTTAGATCCAACTTTTCTAATGCTAAATGTAAATGGTGGTCCAACAAATTGCATCACGTAAGCAGCTTCATCTGTTAAAATTAATATATAATCTTTAGCTCTAATAGCGCCTACAATTCTAGTCCCAGTATCTAATCTAAAAGTTCCAGCAGTATTTGTTGACGTTGGACTATAGACATCAAAATTTTCTTGGTCTGAAAATCGAATAAACATCTTATCTTGTGTTCCTGGTGTTCCAATGGTTGTTTCAGTGCCTAAATGCACTAAATGTCTATCTCTGTCTGAGACAATACTCATTACAGATCTTGTAGGCATATTTGTATTTTTAGTTGCTCGTGTAGTAAGTCCAGAGGATGGATTCCAAGTAAACGTTGACCCATTGTGAATAGTTGCAACTAAAACATCCCCAAAATTATCTAAAGACCAATTAGCAGGATCAAGTTTAATAGTTGTTGCAACAGTTGATGCAACACCCCATCCAACAAAAGTAGCAGCATCATAAACTTTTACGTTATCCGCATGTGCTGCAGCTGTTGTGCCACTTGCTCCTCTTCCTGCTCCAGTAAATGAAGTTGCTGTTTTACCTGAGTATGTAATTAATTCAGAGTCAATTAAAATTGTACCCGTTGCTGCAAATCCAGTGGTTGAGTCCACAGGAATTGTAGTTACAGAGTTGCTTATACCTCCTACTTGATCTATTTGTGTTTGAGTAACTGTTGAACTAAAACCACCGTAATTAAATGTACCCCAACCATAGCCGTATGTTTGGTTTAAGGGACCAAAATTGAAATAAGGATTACACGTTGCAGAACCAGACGCTGAAACAGTTGTCGCTGCATTGGTTAACATGGTGATAGTAAATGTGCTTGAGCTTGGTGTAGTTTTTACCTCAAAAGCGTTTGTCGTAAAATCACTAGCAACATAACCAGCTCCTGTTGGTGGAGTAACTGATGCAAAACGTACAATGTCTCCAATAATTAAATTATGGCCAGCTTTGTTTACTGTTACTGTTTTTGATCCACTTGTTGTTGTAAATGTACAACTGGTTAAAGCGGTATCAAAAGGTGTAATATCATAAAATGCACCCTCAAAATAAATAATTAATACTTTATTCGTGCCTATTACTGAATATTTATCGCCGTCTCTTGTTACCCATGAGTGTTGATGCCTACCTGCCCCCACTATTGTATCTGATAGTATTTGTTCCCAACCACCTATTTTTTCAGGGTTTCCATATCTAAAACGCACGTTATCTCCATCAATCCAGCGACCTTCCGCTTGAGATGGTGTATCTTGTTTATCAAATCCTGGTGCTACCGGTATTTTTTTTAAGGGCATATTTTACAGTATACCTTAAACAAATAATTCTTACAATTAAGGCTTTAATTCATAAGTTTTATAAAAATCTAATGTATCAATATCCATTTTTGTTTTATCTAAATAACTAAGTTTATGGTATTTTTCTATAGAACCTATAAAATTTTCTGCTTCTTGTAAGTCTAAAAAAGATTTATATATTTCTTTTCCCCACATTCCACTAGCCATGTGTCTCACTTTATGTTGTTTTTCATAAATATGATTATTAGTTGTATTAAAGAATTTTAAGGGTAAAATTTTAATTTTGTAAATATTTTTAAATTTTCGCACCATGTTTTTTAACAAAAGAGGTCCACTTACATATTTAACATTAAAATGATTATCGTTTATGCTTTTCTTAAATTTTATTGTTTTTGATCTTTGTAACCCTTCTATAAAACATTCCTTAAAAAATTTTTGATTAGGTGTTGCAGCCATTAAAGAGTTTTGAACTAATTCTGGTTGGTTATGTTCATCAGGGCAATTAGATTCAACTAAGTTTATATTACCAGTCAAATCACTATAAAAATTTTCATAACAATACATATCCATGTCAATGTATATGCCGCCGTATTTATAAAGTAAGGCGTATCTAAATAAATCTAGTTGGATGATGTGAAAAGGAATTTTTTGATAATCTTTATAATATTCTTTATAATTTTTTTTTATAAAGTTATCAATTTTTTCATCTGTCCAAAACACGTGTTCAAAATCATCGAAAACTTTTTGTACAGATTCATAGCACAAATTCCAAATTGGATGCCATTTACTTTTTAAAGCATAACCTGTTTGATGTATTATTTTGGGTATCATTCCCCATTAATTTTTGTACAAGAATTTGTTCGTAAATTTTTAACATCATCGTCAAATTTAATTTGCCAGTCTACTACCATTTTAACTAAAGTATTTCCAAAATGTTTAAACATTTTATCTGTCAAATGAATTTTACCTTTTTTTAAAATTATCCATCTTTCTTTTAAAGAAAATTCAATATCACAAGATCCGTTTTCAAATTGATTAAATTTCATTTTTGCATCCCGTAAAGTGGTCTCTTATCCTTAGCCCATTCTTTGAATGGTCCATTTTTATCTACATAATGTAAAAATGTTTGTGCATGCCAATCACCTTTAAATTCTTCTCTCCAATGTTCTATTTCACAACCTAAATATATTACTGCATCCCCTGGGCACATATTTATTTCTGTTCCACTTATGAATATTGGCCACTTAGTTCCATCTGACCCAATCATAACAGAAACACTAACTTCGCAAGATACTCTATCAGTGTGTTTTGGTAGATCAGCATTTATTGTATACATTCTCCAAAAAGCATAAGTACATAACAATTCTAAACCAGTTTCTTTTTGCATTAAATCAAGTTTATTTACCATTAAAGACTCCATTAATGGATCTGCATAAAAATAAGTATCTCCATTATCACTTTGTACAAAATCAAACGAATCAAAATTTAATCTATGTTTAATTCTACAATAATCATTCAAAAGTTTTGTTTCTTCTTGAGTTAAAAAATTTTTAATGAACTTATATTTAAAGTCTCTTATATTGCCCATGCTACAACTGAATACCTTGTTCCTTTATTTACTGGTTTAACCGTATGTGGATATAGAAAAATACTTGGCCAAATAATCATCCTATTTGGTTTTACTTCTACTTCCCATTCTCCTGTTCCATCTGGGTTTCTAAAACATAAATTTCCACCTTCATAATCATTATTTAAAAGTAGTATACAACTCATAGTTCTTGGGACGTCTGCAAAATGATCTACATGCCAAGTATAAAAACCTGTGTTTTCATATTTCAAAATTTCAATATCAAATATTCTTTGATACGAATAATCTAAAATATTAACATCAAATTGATATTGTTTAAGCTTTTTGTTAAAAACGTGTGCCAAAAAATTTGACCAATGAACTTTACTTAATGAATTATCTGTATTATTTAATGGTGACGTGTACGTCCTTCTTACATTAAAATCAACCCTACCCTTATCTCCATTACCTCCTATACTTGCGGTTTCAAATTTTGCATTATTTGCAAATTTAATTAAATTGGATATAACTTTCCAAGGGAGCACTTCATCATAAATTTTTATAAAATTTTTTATTTCCATAATTTTTTATTCCAATATCTATTTTTATACACATTTATCAATTGTAATCCATAAAAAAAATTGGATTTTAAATTTTTTTGTGATATAGATTTTGTAGTCATTTCCCAAGAATCCCTTTTAAAAGGTATTATTTGAACATATGGGGTTCCTTTTTTAATCAATGTCTCTAATATCGAATATTTATCACCATTTATCACTATTGGAAAATTTATTTCAAGAGGATACGTATCTGTATCTACAATTCCAGAAACTATCGAAAACCTATCATCTGCATTATTTAAGGGTGGTACAAATAAACAAGAATGACCCTTTGGGGTTTTTATTTTCCAAGGATTCATAATTTTGTAAAAACTCAAATTTTTATTTTTTTCAATTAATGGTGAACCTTCTAACTGATTTATGGTATGCACATCAATACCTGCATTTAAATTTATATTTTTTTCCCTGAGTTCTTTTTGACACTCATGTAATCCAAATGTTTGAAAAGAATCTTTGATTGTTTCTCCTTTTTCGTTTTTACTATCTACATTATGTCTCACATAAAAATCCTGTGGCATTTTTAGAATATACCCTGCAGTTAGAGAATCTAAAAAAGGCATACAGCCCTTAATTGTTTTTTTTAAAATAATATGTTCTAATTTTTTATACCACTCTGGTATGTTTAACTTTGCAGGAATTGGATAATCTTCTTGAAGTGCAAAATAATCTTCATGAGCACTAAATTCTATTACCTTATCAAACATTAAAAAAAACTTAACAAATTTTTTTTATTTGTCAAACTTTTTAGGGTACTTCATAAATACTTAAAGCTTGATTTCCTTTATCAAAAAAGTATTGTTCTAATGATTTTATTGGAAACGTTATGCTGTTTGTATCTAAATTATTTAATTGAGTAAGATAGTTGTTCCATTTGTTAAAAAAAATGTGATTGTCGTTATTATTTAAAAAATTTTGTATTTTAAGTTTAAATTTCTCAATGTATGGATCTAAAAATTTTTTTTGGTTATACACTGTTAATTCATCAATAAAAGTAATTAAATTATTATTATATTTTAAAGGATACTTTGTACCAAGTCTTACAGAAGTAAAATTTTCTTGAGATTCCTCTATAATTTTATAATCTGTTAATATTAAATTAAAATTATTTAATTCGTTACTGTTTTCACACATTTTATGACTAAATGTATTCTCAATACCTTCTTTGTTTTTTTGAAATATAAAATAACTCATTAAGTTCCTGTATTTTCGTAAATTATAATTTGACCCGCTCCGCCCCCCGCAGTTGGTTGGTTTGTTGGTCCATAAATAGATCTTACAAGGATTGGCCAATTCAAAGATGCTCCAGGAGCAGTTCCAGGAGACCCATTAGTTGAAGGATTTGTGTTACCGGAGTTCCCTGTGTTTACAGTTCCTACATTTGTCATTGTAGTATTACCACCTGGACCTCCCACTGCGTAAGGTTGAGAAAAAGGTTGCGTAATAGGTTTGTTATAAAAACCATAACCTCCAGTTCCACCCTGTCCTACAGGAAACTCTCCATCCATTCCAGGAGGACCTGGAGGGCCTTGCCCAGCCCACATGTAAATAGCAAGTCTATTTGCTGCAGGACTTGCTGTGTGAGTTCCAGAATTTGGTCCAACTTGTATTAAAGTAGGTATAAAACCACCAGCACCCGCTGATCCAGAGGATGCGGAAGTAATTCTTCCTTGAGCATCAACTGTAATAGATGCTGATGTATAACTTCCAGCTGTAACTGCTGTGTTTGCAAGTCGTGTTGCCGTGACTGCTGCTGTGTCTAATCTTGCAGTGGTTACTGCAAATGAAGCAATTTTAGCAGATGTAACTGCAAGTGATGCAAGTCGTGTTGAAGTTACTGCAAGTGATGCAATTCTAGCAGTAGTAACTGCAAATGATGCAATTCTTGATGATGTAACTGCAAGCGAATTTAATTTAGCAGTTGTAACTGCATTGGTTGCAAGTCTGTTAGATGTTACTGCTAGAGAGGCAAGTCGTGCCGTGGTTACAGCAAACGATGCAAGTTTAGCACTAGTTACTGCTAAACTTGTAATTTGTGCTGTTGCTATTGTGCCTTGTAAAGTTGTTAAATCAACTTTATAAATTTCGCTACCATCTCCAAAAGCAGCTGTTAAAAAACCTTGTGTTAATGTTATACCTGATCCTGTGCCTGCATATTTAAATGTAACACTGAAAGCACCTGATGTGCTATTTTTTAAAATATAATATTTTTCAATACCATCTGGAATAGTTACAATTTGATTACCAGTAATTGCACCTGTAAATTCAAGAACCATATTTCTTGCGTTTGAAAGTGTTGCATTACTCATAACAAGTGCTGTGGTTTGCGCTCCTCCAGCTATACTTACTCCTTGGTATCCTGCTATTGCTTGTTGAACTAAATTTAAATTTGTATTTGTTTTATCACCCCACGTACCAGCGTTTTCGCCAGTTACCATGAGTTCTAGTTTAAGATCTGTAGAAAAACTTGATGGCATTTATTCTCCTGTTTTTAAGAATTATTACAAAAATTATGCTGCAATGTCAACCTCAGTATAAGTAGAAACTAGTGGAATACCAATATCAACCTCTGCCCAAGCTGTAATTAGTACATTAGCTGTTGAAATATTTACTCCTATACCAGTTACAGAAACACTAGCATTACCAGTTGTTGTAATTGATCCAGGTGTAAGATTTAATCTACTACCAGTGACAGTGTAGGTTGAAACAGGTATTGCATTACCAACTATTCCATTAATTTGTGTGCCAGTAATGTTAACACTTGCAGTTCCAGTTATTGAAACTGAATTTATTTGAGTATTTACTCTGCTGCCTGTTACAGGAACTTCAATTAACAATCCTGCTATAACACTAGATACATTTGTATTTATCTGCGTTCCAGTAACGTTTACTAAACAATTACCTAATTGAATTGAATTTCCTAAACTTAAATTTAATCGATGTTCTTTT